CGGAGGCGTGGGCGGCGGAGGCGGCGGCGGAGGCGGCGGCGGGGTGGAAGACCTTACGCGACATCTTTGTCGAAGCTATTGCGCTCGGCCCGCATGGCGAAGAAGACCCGGTTTATGCGCCACGCGCGGAAAAACTGCAACAACTCATTGCAATGATGGACAAATAATATGCCTCCGAGGAAACTGAGTAAAGCAGGTCGCTACCCGGCCAACGTTTTCTGGAACGACGAGGATGATGGCTTCATCGCCGCCGCGCCGGACCTGCCCAGCTCCTCGGCATTTGGGAGGACCGCGGCTGAGGCGCTCGCCGAGCTAGAACAGGCAATCGAGGCTTGGATTGAAGCGGCCACGGCCGCAGGAAATCCGATCCCGGAGCCATCTCGGCCGAGCGCCCCGGAGTACGAAGCCGGAGAGTGGACCGAAGAATTAATGGAAGATGCCGCCAAAATTTCGTACCGCAGAAGCTCGCCACGATGACGGCGATCTGTGACCTGGGATTGTGGCGGGGCGGATAAAGGACGGGAGCGGGTGATGACAGAAATCTACAAGGAATATTTATATTCCTGGAACGAGATGCGGAGATCATACTGGACGGGTGTCGGACTGGGCGGACTCATAGGGATCATGATCGGCCTGTTCCTGCCGCTCCTTCGATGGTGCGCAGCGGGCGGATAAAGGACGGAGCAGATGAGCGACCATGACATGGCCCTGCTTAGGATCGAGCATTTGGAGGCCAAGATCGAGAGGCTTACGGAAGCTAACGGCTACACAACCAACGCGCTGGGCAAAGCCGAGGCCGAGATCGAGCGGCTGCAGGCCGAGATCGAGCGGCTGCAATCCATCATCAAAAAACAGATATCCCCTACGGAGATGTCGCAGAGATTGGCCGAGTGCAATGAGCTGGCCGATGCGTATATCGAGCAGGCCATGACCATTAAGGAACTGCAGGCCGAGATCAAGCGGCTGACGGCCGAGGGGGATAACTTGATCGCACACAATCGTCGGTGCGAGGAAGAGAACGCGCGGCTGCGGGCAGACGTAGCCACTCTGTCCTACACGGCTACCAATAAGGCCACGGAGATCGAGCGGCTGATTGACGAGGACGGGTGTCCGCTCTACGACGACGCGGATGCCGAATGGTACGAGGGGGACAAGACGGCCTACAAGCACGAAAACTCGTTGCTGCGGGCCGAGATCGAGCGGCTGCGGGCGGTCAACCGCGAGCTTAAGGAAGCCATCGATCTCATCATGCAGGAGGTTGCCGAGGTCAAGCGGCTGCGGGCAGCGAACGAAAAGTTGGTGAAAACAAATAACGAGATAGTAAAACTATTGCACCATGCGCGGGGCTATTCTCAATGAGGGCGAGCGGATAAAGGACGGGAGCGGATGATGGACGACAACAGCGAGCTGGAACGCTCAATCATGGAAGATGCCGCCGACGAACGGCGCATTTGGGAACAAGGGCGAGCGCAGGGCAGGGGGGAGGCTGAGGCCGAGGCTGAGGCCGAAATCGGGCGATTGCGCTCTCGAATAACCATGCATAACGACTTCGAAGAAAGCCAAAGGCGGGTGATCGAGCGGCTGCAGGCCGAGATCGGGCGGCTGCAAGTTATGAACGAAAAGTTGGTGAGAACAAATAACGAGATTTTCACATCATCTGAAGCCGAGATTGAGCGGCTACAGAAGCGGCTACGGGCCGACGAACAAGAGATCACGCCGCAGATGATTGCGGCGGGAGTTTCGGCGCTTATGACGCGCTATCTTTCCGTCGAGGACGTATCCAAATACCCGGAGATTGTAAGTATCGTGTACGCGAAGATGCAGGAACGTTCGCGTCGCAGGTTGGAAGCATATGGTGACAAACTGTTAGCTTACCATCGCAAGCAACGGGAGGCTAAGCGCAGCGGGCGGATAAGAAATGGCGTGTGCAGCACGTGCGGCCTTTGGAACTGTGAGGAACACGCGTGAGCAGGCTCGGCAAGCGATTAATTCAGTCGGCTAGGAAAATGAGGGGCTGTCGCAAGATCGGCCAATTTATCGGCCAAACCTCCGACCTGCCCTCACGGCGGGATGATGGTCCCGCTTCCGTATCGGAGGGTTGAGCTATGAAGCCTGTGACGGAGCAGCGGAACTGTCCGAAGTGCAATGAAGAATGCCATCGCGACAGTGTGGATGTCGGCGTGGGCGTGATCCACGGGCCGTATGGTTGCCCGCAATGCGGATGGTCAGAAGACAAAGAATATGACCTGTCCACCGGCAAAGACCCTGTGGACGAGAAGGGCGGCGCGATTGACCAATACGGCGGTTACCACCCACCCGGCTCATCTATGGCGTTGGCGTATCGCCTCGCACGCGCTGTCGTAGCCGGTGGAAGGCCGGCCCTCGGCGGGCGGATAAAGGACGGGAGCGGGTGATGGGACGAATGGTCGATGAGGACGGGTGCCCACTCTACGACGACGCGGATGCCGAATGGTACGAGGGGGACAAGACGGCCTACAAACACGAGAACTCGTTGCTGCGGGCCGAGGTCAAGCGGCTGCAACGCTACGTCACCGAGCGCGACCATTATCGACGCCAATGGTCAGAGGGACGGGCCGAGATCGAGCGGCTGACCGCTGAAGTCGCCACGCAGGGCAAGGGCGAGGCTGAGGCCGAAATCGGGCGATTGCGCTCTCGAATAACCATGCATAACGACTTCGAAGAAAGCCAAAGGCGGGTGATCGAGCGGCTGCAGGCCGAGATCGGGCGGCTGCAAGCGGTGATCCTAAAAGCGAAAGAGTAGTCATGGCTTTGAAGCTTACACCTGAGGTGCTGGCAGCGGCCTATGACTTCATGACAACGACGGAGCCGTTCTCGAAATGGAATCTTCCGGGCAGCGATGACATCAAATTCAAAGCAGTGAAAGACCGCCGTCTTTACGGGTGGCTCATCGCCTCGCACGATAAGATAGAAATCTGCGTGTCCAGCTCTTGCGTCGGTCATACAGCTAAACTAATGGAAACAATGGCGCACGAAATGATTCATCTTCACCAGCACCTGACGGGAATGCCAAAAAATCACGGCCCGACATTCCAGCAAATCCTGAAGCACGTATGCAAGGTCCACGGCTTCGACCCATGCGCGTTTTGAAACCACCAAATACGACCGCCAAGCAGTTCGTGTAACCCAAGGTCTACGTGCGGTCGTTAAGCGGGCGCCACTCGCCAATGAATATCTGAGAAACCAGAAAGCGGATGCGAGTGGCGTCCGCAAAGGAGAAATCTCCATGATGAGAGTAGTCGGCGTCGACCCTGGAATCCGCGGCGGGCTAGCCGTCGTCGCTCTCGCAGGCCCCAGCGTAATCGCTGCTATCGACATACCGGTCGTCGGCAGCGGCGCAAAAGAGCGAGTTGACGTGCTCACCCTACTTAGGTGGTTCGACGTGCATAAGCCGGAACACGCCTTCGTCGAAAGGGCGCAAGCGATGCCGCGTCAAGGAAGCTCAAGCGGGTTCAAGTACGGACGAGCAGTCGGCGCCATCGAGGCGGCGATCATATGCCACGAAATCCCACTGACGATCATCGAGCCTGCGATGTGGAAGAAACATTTCCGTTTGCCGGGCGGCGATAAGGAAGCTAGCCGCCAGCGAGCGCTACAGATATTTCCTGCAACCCACACGTTCCTCGCAAGAAAGCTTGATCATGGGAGAGCAGAAGCGATTTTAATTGCTCTTTACGGGGGAAAGATGGCATAATCGTCATGCTCGGCCAGCGCACGTTTGAAACCCAAAGAGGCAATGCCGGGCACTGGATTTAGAGAGGCAGCGAAACATGGATATGACGTTGCAATGGTACTGCATCATTTCGATTTTCGCTCCTTTCGTTTGGATGTTTCTCTGCGAGCTATTTGAATCGTGATGGAGGTGTGTCAAATGCAAACAGTTGAGGAAGAGAAATATCTACGCGGCTTTGCGCGTATTCTCTGGGGCATAATGATTGCGACGATTGGTATCGCTGCAGTCATGCTGATCTGTTTCTCCTCTCACGCGCATGCGCGCAAGGCGAAATACTATCCGACGCCCTCGGGCACGACATGCGCTGATGTTAAACAGAAGCAGCGAGAGTACGGCTTCACCAGCGTCGCACAGGCGAAGGCTTTTGCGGGGGCACAGGGAATCATCGTGACACCAACACAAGAGCGGCAAATTCTGTCTTGCCTCAAGAGATAGGGGGAACGGTTGAACTTAGATGCAGCGGTCAACGCCTTCGCATGGATTATCATTATATCATGCGTAGCTCTGCTAATGCTCCTTTGAATACGGAGGTCGCCAATGATGAAGAACGAAACTCTTGAAGCAGCCATCGACGAGCTAACAAAGAACGGTGTTAAATACTCCGTCGTCTACGGAGCAAAACACATCCAAGTACAGTGGCTCACGCGAGCAGGTAGCCCTAGATTCGCAACAGTGAGCCGCCGCGATTCTGGCGAACGGCACGCCATACAGAACGCTCGTCGTGAGATAAAAGTAAAGCTACGTAATGATGAAATGCTGCTTGAGCCTAATGCAAAGCAGGCAACGAGCAAGCCGGCGCCGGCGCTACCAAGCCACGTCGACCGTCTGGAAGCCGAGATAAGGCGCCTAGCCGATCGTGTCGCACAACTCGAAAATCGTTGAGACAGCCAGATGCGCTCGAAGAAATCAGGATCAGGAACGTTCATATACGTAGTGATGGGCGATGAGTACCCGGAGGCGGTGTTCTCGCACTACGACGACGCCGCCATTTTCGTCAAAAACAAGCTAGCAGTAAACATCGACCTTAAAATCCGATGGCACATGTACAGCTTGGAACTGGACGAGCACGTGGAGAATAATTAAACTGGACCTAAAAATGCCAACACTCTTTCGGGATTTCGAAACTAAATCCGAACTCAAGCTCGACAAGGTCGGCGTGCATCGCTACGCCGCCGACGAGAGTACGCAAATCCTGTGCATGGGCTACACCGTCGACGATGGCCCGATCAAGCTCTGGCATCCTGGCGACCGGGTGCCACCCGAGTGCAAAGAAGCCTCGCGTAACCCGGAGTGGCGTGCCGTCGCACACAACGCCGCCTTCGAGATGTCGATCGAGCGTGGCATCATGTGGCCGCGCCATGACTTTCCACTGATCCCGCCCGAGCGCAACATCTGCACCATGACCGACGCGCTGGCCATGGCGCTACCGGGCAAGCTGGAGCTGTGTGCCAAGGCGCTCGGCATCGAGGAGCGCAAAGACAAAGCCGGCCGCCGCGCCATGCTACAGACCACTAAGCCACGTCGTGCCCGCAAGAACGAAGACCCCGATGACGTGCATTGGTACGACGACGATGCCCGCCTTGAGCTGGTCGACGGCTACTGCATGCAAGACGTCGCGCTTGAACGTCAGATATTCAACGCGCTCTGCCCATTATCGCCAGAAGAATATGAGATGTGGCTGCTCGACCAACGCATCAACAACCGCGGCTTCTTCATCGACCACAAGCTGGCGCTCGCCGCCAACAAGATCGTCGAGGAAACCTACCCGCTGCTCGATCAGGAATTGTGCGACCTAACCGAGGGGGTAGTGCAGACCGTCAACGAAGTAGCACAGATGAAAACGTGGTTACAACAGCACTGCCGCGTCATTACAGATGACCTGGACAAGGAAACGGTCGAGCAATTGCTCGCATCCACCAAGGACGCCAAGGCTCGCCGTCTGCTAGAGATACGTCAACTCGGCGCACATGCCGCCGTCAAGAAAATCGGCGCCTTCCTGACACGACGAGGAATTGACGGGAGAGTGCGCGGTGAATTTCAATATCACGCAGCGGGTACGGGGCGTTGGAGTAGTCGGGGTGTTCAAGTCCAGAATCTGAAACGTTTGCCTGACGATTTTGATTATGAAACAGCCATCAAAGTGATCAATAAGGGTTCTCAAATTTATGCTGCTAAAATCTTTTCACAACCATTAAAGGCGATTGGCACATTGATGCGACCGATGATCATTGCAGCCAACGACCACGAACTATGGGGTGCTGACTTCTCCGGCATCGAAGCTCGTGTCACTGCATGGTTAGCTGGGCAAGAGGACAAGCTAGAGGTCTTTCGCCGATACGATAGAAAAGAAGGCCCCGATCCCTATGTTGTAACGGCAGCAGCGATCTACGCCAAACCAACTGCTGATATAAAGAAAGAAGAGCGTCAAATCGGAAAGGCGTGCGAATTGGCTTTTGGCTTCCAGGGTGGTGTAAATGCTTTCCGCCGATTCTCACCCACCGGTGGTGGATCAACAACCCCAGCCCAATCACTCTGGAATAAAAGACACGGTAAAGGGCGCAGTGGTGGTGAAAGTGGCACCACAACGACTGCTGATTTTTCTGACAAGGAAGTTGAAAAATTCCGTGATGCGTGGCGTAATGCTCATCCTAAAATTCGTGCTTACTGGTATGCGCTCAACGATTGCTTCTGGGACGCCATCCACAACCCCGGCATCATACAATCCGCGAATCGTAAAGTTGAGATCGTCTATGACGCAGACGCTTTCTGCCTCCCCATAATTTGGACGACGCTGCCAAGCAGCCGAAGATTGTCATACCCCGATGCTCGCGTACGTCGCGCCATGCGATTTGAGCAGGCTAACGGTGAGACTGGATTCTCCAGTCGCGGTGTCTACTTCAAGGACAACACAGCGGGGCGTTGGCGTGATGTACGGATGTATGGTGGCTTGGCTTGTGAGAACGTTACCCAAGCTGTGGCGCGCGACCTGCTGGCGGAAGCGCTCAAGCGCCTCGACGCCGCCGGCTTCAAGATCGTAACTCATACGCACGATGAGGTGGTGTGCGAGGAGCGCAAAGGCTCGAACCGCTTTGAGCAGTTCAATGATCTGATGAACATGGTGCCTGACTGGGCGACTGGCCTCCCCGTTATGGCCAAACCGTGGAAGCACGCAAGATATGTCAAATAACTGGGCAGAAGAATACGCCGAGACGGTCGAGACCCGCAGCGAGCGGCGGGCGCATCGCCGTAAGCAGAGCGCACAGGAGCGCGCCAAGAACAAGGCACTGGCAGAGCGTGACTACCTCTACCGCGATTGGAAGAAGTGGCACGACAAGCAGCTCAAGGAATTTCTCAATGGTGATTACGCCGATGCAGCACAAGAGCTACACAGCTTCCTCGCCGAGGCTGATCTCGACAGCGGGGACCAGCTGATTGAGCTAGTCCAGCAAGGCCCCTGGCTCGAAGCCGACGCCGACACCAAGTACGCCGTGCTGCGAATGATCGACTACGCCATCACGTATCTGCGCGAGAGCAACGGTCTGGAGCCGTTCGACGACCCGCTCGGTAGTGAACTGAACGTGTTCCTAACAATTCGCAAATTATTGACAGGGTGGTGAACAGGCTATGAGCAATCTCTACGCGCGAATGAGTGCTGGTATACTAGAGTTCAAGGAGGCCTTGGAAACAGGTGCTCTAGATAAGGTGCGGGGCATCCGTGTTCACCACGGAAGCGGGTGTGTCTTCTGCGATCTCGCGCTGCCCAGAACGGCGAAAGGTTACCATACGGGGCCGAAGCGTTCAGGATCGAAGGAGCGATACCGGATTAAGTGTTCGTTATTTCCCGCACCACGTGGTTGCGCGGACTTATAGGAGGTAGATTTGGTCTCGAAGTTGGCGATGGACACCTACGCGGCATCACGGCCAAAGAAATTTGGCAAGAAGCGTGCTCTCGTGGTCGGAGCATCGGAAGTTGGTCGCTGTATGCGTCAGATTGGCTATCTAAAAAAGTCGGAAGACACGCGCTTCGAAGTCGAAACCGATAAGGACTACGTCAACAGCTATGGGGCGATCACGCGCGGCAACGTGTTCGAGACCCACTGGGTCAAGGCGATGAAGCACCAGTATGGTGACAACTTCATCATGGCCGGCAGCAAGCAACGGAGCTGGACGGTCGGCGTCTTGAGCGGCACCCCCGACGGCATCATGATCAACCAGAAGCGCGACGCTCTCAAGCATCTCGGCGTCAAAAATATCAAGTCGGATTGCTTCGTGATCGACTGCAAAACGATCGACCCTCGCATCAACCTGAAGGAAGCCAAGCCTGAGCACGTCTTTCAGATCCAGGTGCAACTTGGGCTGTTGCGTGAATTGAGCGAATACAAACCGGTCTATGGCGTGCTGAGCTACCACAACGCATCATTTGTTGATGACATCGTAGAGTTCCTCGTTCTCTTTGCCCCGTCAGTCTACGCAGAGGCAAAAGTCCGCGCGGCCAAGATCATTCACAGCGAGAGCGCCGCGGAACTCCTGCCGGAGGGTTGGATCGCTGGCGGCAAGGAGTGCGACTACTGCCGATTCCAACAGGCCTGTTCTGGCATACGCGGCAATGTGCCAGCGACAGAGACCAAGAAGCTCGATCCTCAGACCCTGGAACATTTCATCCAACTAGCCATGGAGTATGAAGGCTACGACGACACTATTAGTGGACTGGAGGCCAAGAAGCGAGAGCTGCAGCACAACATCAAGACCCAGCTGCAGGAACATGGCTTGCGCAAAATCGATGATGGGGGTATCAAAATTGTCTGGTCCCCGGTCGTAGGCCGAACGTCCTGGGATATGCCGAAATTGAGAGCGGCAGCACAAGCCGCTGGACTCGATATACAACAGTTCGAGACCGTTGGCGATGCGACCAACAGGCTAACGGTGACAGTGCTACCTCGGTCGAACAAGTGAATAGGCTCTACAAACTACACTCTACGCTCTACACAATGGAAATCTCCACAACGGTTTAACTTCAAAGGACATCTGACTATGGCACGAGAACTTGCAAAGCAAAATCAATCCATCGAAGAAATCGCCGAAGCCCCGAATCGCAACTGGGCGGAAGAATACGGCGATGAGGCGTTTCAATCCAACATCGTCGGCGACCTGCTGAAATTCAACAAGGGTGAATGGTTGGCAGGCCAGGACGAAGAGGAGATCCCGCTCGGCACCGAGCTGGTTGCAGCCGTTCACATTCTGCAATCGGGCTGGATGCGATGGGAAGACAGCAAGCCGGTCGAGATCATCATGGGAATGCGCAGCGAGGGCTTCAGGCCTCCACCGCGTGAATCGCTCGGCCACACCGACAAGAGCCAATGGGGTGAGCTTAACGGCAAGATCATCGACCCCTGGCGGCGCACCGATACGCTGCTGTTGGCTGATCCACAGACCGGGCGCATCTTCACTTTCAGCCCTGCCAGCGATGGTGGGCTACAAGCGATCAAGGGATTGATGCGCGAGTATGGCCCACACATGCGTATCAATCCGAATGACATCCCGGTCGTGACGCTGGGCTCGACTTGGTACAAACATCCGGAGTACGGCAAGACCTACAAGCCGACGCTGGAAGTCACCGACTGGCGCGACGTCAACGACGTCTCATTCGTGGTGGCTGATGAGGAGGAAGAGGCGCCCGCACCTCGCAAAGCTGCAGCCCCCGCTGCTCCTGCACGCAGTGCGAAACCCGCCCCCCGCTCCGCCCCTGCGAAGAAGCAGCCGGCTGCAAAAGCTCCACCGCCGCGTAAGCAGGCTGCTGCTAACGGCCGATCGGGGCGTACCCCTTACTGAGGCTTGAATTAAGCGAAGAAAAGGGCCGCCCCACCTCGACAGTGATACGACGGCCCTTCCCACTTGAGATCGGGGAAACATCGACCAATGACCAGTAAGACAAAAAATCCCCGACTGCAAGCGGCCCTGAAGCTGGCAGCGTCTGGATACAAGATTTTTCCAGTACCGCCGGGTTCCAAGCAGTCCTACGTTTCCAAGAACAACAAGCGCCTCGGCTCGGGCGAAGCATGGGGCATGACCGATGACCCCGATTTGATCCAGAAATACTGGAAGCGATGGCCGGGCGCCAACGTCGGACTGCCGACAGGGGCAGTCAATAACCTGATCGTCATCGAGACCGACACCAAGGCGGGACACGCCAACCTGACAGAGGATGGGGAGATCTCGCTCAAGGCGATAGAGCGGGGGCTGGGTGAGCTGCCGGACACCAGGATGGCCCAGAGCCCCTCTGGCTCGCTGCATCGCCTGTACAGCCATCCTAGGGCCAGCCTGAAGGTCAAGAACAGCTCCAGTGAGATCGGAATCGGCATCGATGTCCGCGGCGACGGCGGCATGGTCGTCGCCCCTCCCAGCGAGCGCAAGGACGGCGTCTACCGTTGGCTCAATCAGAAGGCGATCGCTGCGCTGCCGGCGGCGTGGGTGAAGGAGTTGACCGAGCCGGTGCGGGAGCCTCCTGCGGCGCGACAAGCGTTGCCCGAGGACGCCAACTGGGCCGAGCAGTACGGCGCCGAAGACGAGGATGAGGCGCCGACCTTTGAGGAGGTGCAGGAGGCGCTCTCCCAGATTCCTAATGAGGACTTGAATTGGGAACGCTGGAATGATGTTGGCTTGCGCACATACGCATGGACGAGTGACCGGAAAAAGTTCTTGGCGCTGTTTGATCCTTGGTGCCGGCAATCGGACAAGTACGGTGTCAAAGAAACGCCTGAGCAAACGTTCCGACGATATCGAGGCTCACCACCTACACGCTACACCAAGCGATCGATCATCAATCTAGCGGAATACGGTTTTGACTACGACGGGAACGAACCCACAGAAGAGTCTGTTTCCTGGCAACAGGGTAATAAAAATGATGAGAGTGAGAAAGAGCCGCCGCCACATGAAATAAACGGACACGCGAGTGCCGCTACGTTAGGGTTTACTGACCAGACCAAGGAGCACATCCTTGTCCCGTATAATTTCTGGGATCAGTATCCGACGCCGGACATGATTCCAGGATTGTTTCCGAAAGCGATTGAGCGACTAGCTGTCATACTAAGTGAGGTGCGGGGATCGGACGCGGCGGGTCTTGCCATGGGCGGCCTGCTTGCGTGCGGGGCCGCGATCCCAGACTGCTACAAGCTTCAACCCAAGCCGCGCTCCGATCCGGGGTGGCTGCTCGACCCCCGCATTTGGGTCGCAATGGTTGGTGGTGTTGCTTCGATCAAGACCAGCACCGTGAACAGCATCCGAACCCCCTTCTTTCACATCAACGATGAGATGTTCGAGACCTACAAACGTCAGATGACGCGTTACAATGAGCTGGAGGCAGCGGATAAAAGAAGTGAGGAGGAGCCACAATGCGTCCGCATCGTCATCAGCGACAGTACCTCGCAGGCGGCGCAAGACATCATGCGCTACAGCCACGACGGTGTCCTCAATATTCAAGATGAGTTGGGACATTTTTTCGGATCGCTCGACCAGTTCTCCCACAGTGGTAACACCGGTGCCGAACGGTTTTTCTGGACACAATCATTCGAGGGTGGGCGGTACTTTGTCGACCGCGTCAACAAGCAGCGCAAGTTCATGATACAGAATTGCGGCATGTCTTTATTTGGTGGCATTCAGCCAGAAGTAATTCGCAGATACGGGGACAATTCTGCGAACGATGGATTATTGCAACGGTGCTTGTTTGTTATGCTCAAGAAGGCTCTCCTCGATCGCGACACTCCGGTACCCTCGGTCCAGAGTGAGTACAATGGGCTGATTTATCAGCTCCACAAGATGCCACGCGGGAATATCCCTCCGCTCAACTTCACAGCGGAAGCAGCAAAGGTACGCGAGCGCTTCGCTGAGAAAACCATGCACCTGTCCGATCTATATAGCGGGTGGAGCGGGAAGCTCAGTGAGCATATCAGCAAGTGGCGGGGATTGTTCTGCCGGGTGTGTTTGATCATCCATCTAGCTGAAACCATGGACGACGAATCCAACATTGATGTTGATGTAGCTGAGCGGGCCTATCAACTGTTCATTGAGTATTTGTTGCCGCACTCGGAAGCCTTCTATCTCGGTGTGCTCAACACGACTGGAGAGATTGGAAAATTGAAATCAGTTGCAGAGTTTATTCTCGCGCACGAGCGTACTGAAATTAACGGACGCGATTTGCAAAACATGATCAGAGCAACGCGTGGTCTAACATCGAAAGACGTTGATCTCGTCTTCCAACAGATGTTCTATTTGAGCTGGGTTACGCCAGGAGAGAAGAAGCGCTCGGACAGTACGAAGTGGGTTGTGAACCCCCTCGTTCACCAACTCTACGATGCAAAAGCTGAGGAAACGCGGCGACGAAACGAGATTATACGCAATGAAATCTTAGCGCGAAAGGAGAGCAAAATGCACGGAATGGTGGGTCGCGAGAGGTAACATAATGACTGACTGTTGACATTGTTGATACAGGTGTGATCGGAAATACAAAGTCTCTTCATTTCTTAGCTGCTGCAGAGATTCATGATCGTGCCTGTATCAACAATGACAACAGTTCAAAACGCACCTGCAAAGGAGGAAAAAATGGCGGGCCGCGCTCTTCATCGCCGACGAAGTTGGACTTCGGAAGACTCAGCTCGGATGGTGCAGTGGGAAATTAGTTGGATGGAGCAACATCAAGATCAGCTTACTGGATGGAGTAGGGGTGAAATGTTAGTCGCTGCGCATGGTGCGTGGTTGCGGATGCGCGCTGCTGAGTGTGCCGATGAGAAAAAGAAGTTAGGAAGCGGGGTGTGATGGTCTACGTCGTTACGTTAAATGCTCGGGAGAGAAAAAATAAAAGTAGGAGCGAGGTGTGATGGTATATGTCGTCACCGGCAACAGCTATCCAACTGCAGTGTTCAAGTCGTGCGCGGCTGCGGAGGCGTTTGTGAAACAGAAGCGCGAGAATAAAGATAAGTCGAAGGCGTCGCCCGAGGTGGCGTGGGCCGTCAAGGGATTTAAACTGCGATGAGCGACGATGGAGGAGAAAAATGGACCGCTACCAATTGGAGGATTTGATCCTGTGGGAGCTGCGCAGGACGTTGAACGCAAAAGTGGATGATGTCGACGTTGGCACTGTGCATGTCGCCGGCAGACTCGATCTTGGTCGCTTGGCTGAAGTGATTTGGGATCGACGTCACGAGATGACGCGCTTGAGTTTTCGGGAGAGGCGGGATGAAAAGGGTTAGCTGCTGTTGACAGAAACCTGAAGGCGTTGTAGGAGCGACAAATGAGCAGGTTGGATGAGGCGTTGCGGCTTGGTGAGGAGCTTAATGTTGCATGGATCCAGCAGCGCGTCGTCATGGAGCAGGCTCTCGCATATTTGAAGCGAGGACGTACTCAATTGGCGGCGGATATTTTGACGCGTGCGTTGCTGACGGACAAGTTGCTGACGGACAAGAGCGGTGTGATCAAGGCTATCGTCGAGGCGCACCAATGACGCGTCACGTGTTGCCGCAGCGGCGCAAGAGTCAGACTTTCAGGACGACGCACGGTGGTCAGAATGCCGAGTACGTCGTCACGCTTGGTTTCTACGAGGACGGTGTGATCGGCGAGGTGTTTGTGTCCGGTGCCTTGAGTGGATCCATGATGGAGAGCTTGACGCGAACGGGTGCAGTGCTAATCTCGTTGTGCTTGCAACATCACGTTCCTATCGAAACGATTCGTGGAGCGGTGATGCGTGATCTTGACGGTACGGCGAGCGATGTCATAGGACATGTGGTCGATATCATTGCTAAGAATTCGCGTCATCCAGAGTAAGGGAGCAGACATTGAGTTTTCCACATCCATATCCAAGCGATTCCCTTTCTCGTCGTAGGAAGCGGGTCACAGGCATTCATGTGTGTGACACTGAGGCGCGCACACTGGAGGAGGCTTGCGATATCATCGCGGGCAGGCAGCTAGCGGCGAAGCGTTCGGCTAATTATGACAGGCAGAAGCCGCGAACGCTGCGGCAGCAGTTTTCTGATGCTGCCGGTCGATCGAGGCTGCTGAAGTACCGCGGTGAGATCTCGCTCGCTCCCGTTGGCGGTATTTCGCACAACACTCCTATTTCGTTCCTACCGAAGGATGTGCGGCGCGAGCATCCTCTTCGTGGGCTTTCGAGGGCGCAGAAGCGAGATCGTGCTCGTGTGCTGTACGCTTCCGGGCTGTGGGGATGGAAAGACCGAGGGTACCGCACCCTCGCACGCGCCTTCGACGTGCCCTTCCTGACGATGGTGATCTGGCTTCGCGGCATCAATGCTCCGCTTTAGGTTCCTACCCCTTGCGTATGGGGGCGATAGGGTGTAAATCATGGCTAGCGTTAGCGTTTCTTTTCGCGATGAAAGCCTAGATGTGGGCATTGGCAGTTACCGCTCCAAATGCTGAGAACCTTGTTTGCCGCGAGTTGAGCGTGCGGCATGGCGTTCCTTTTCATTTCTTCCTTCAAAACAAGCGGTTAGTGCAGCGCGGCCGTGTGGTCGAACGCGCTGTTCCCGCCTTTCCTGGTTACGTTCTGGTGCCGTTCGAGGCGGCTTGGGGCGTGGTCCGCGACTGCTGGCGGGTTATCAATCTCGTCCATTTCAGAGAGGGCGCAGTCTCGCAGGTGCCACAGTCGGTCGTTGATGATCTATTGGGGCGATGTGTGGGCGACCATGTTTTGCCGGCCGTCGAGGTGCCTGAGCCTTTCAAGATCGGGGAGCGCGTGCATGTTGGCGGCGCTGGCCCCATGTCGGGCCACTACGGGACTTATCAGCATCGTGTCGACCTTGGCAGGCTCTGCGTTAGTTTCGACTGTATGGGACGATGGGTTTCGATTGCCGTCGATGAGCGTGATGTGTCGAGTGGTGCTTCTGTGAGTGCTGTGCTGAAAAAGAAAAAACACAAGCATCGTTCGCGTCGAAAACATAGATCACAGTCCCTTTCGGGCTAAGCTCCGGCGCCGCTACCGAGCGCACGTCGACATGCTTGGCTCTAAGGGCACATGGCCACCTAGACTTGGGTCGCCTGGAGGCTTGTGGCCAAAGTTATGGGAGACATCCAAATGTCGGGCTATGAATACCGTGTCGAGGAAGAGAGCTTCGGTAAGCCGAAGGATACCGAGAAGAGCCTCAATATTTTGTCCGCGCAAGGATGGGAATTTTTCTACGCTACAACGCTAGGACCTATTCCAACGAGGTGGCTGTATTTCCGGCGGCCGAAGCAGGATCAAGATCCAGCTCCTCGCCCTGGTCCTGATCTTGTAACTTGAGTCGTGTCGCTCGGATGATAGCGAAGCGACCAAGAGTTAATGCCCCGGTAGACGCTGATGCGCTGTCGCCGAACGGAGATGCGCAGCGTGTTCTGGTATCTCCTCAGAACTCTGGCGCGACTGTGATTGTGTTGTTGTTGATGCTGTGGATTGCGGTGTGTGTTCTCGCCCTCACGGTTTATTATTTTTTCGGTCCGACACTGACAGCAGGGGGTGATCCAGTCCAGTCACAGGTTCAGGCACAGGTTCAGGCACAGGTTCAGGCACAGGTTCAGGCACAGGCTCAGGCTCAGGCACAGGTTCAGGCACAGGTTCAGGCACTGGAGACTAAGCTCGAACAGATGGAGGCTTCCATGGACTTGAAATTAAGTGCTATCGCAGCCGCTATCGCGGCTGTTACGGTTGTTGGCGCTGCTGACAAGGCGAGTGCGAATTGCAAGCAGGTTGGCCAGGGCAAGGATGGGACTCCGGTTTATTTGTGCGACCCGCCGGCGCCCAAGATGAAAACGATGTGTGAGACGGTCAATGGTTTGCTGTTTTGCAATTATCAGCCCAACATGGAACGTCCGCAGGCAGCGCCGCCTTTGCGTTGCACGTGGCGCAAGGATCAATACGTTTGCGGTTGAAGATACTTTCGCTGGGGCCGACGCCCTTCGGACTCGACGCGACTAATGGTCCGTGGGCCGACGTCAGGCACTCCGGTGGGGCGATCCGGCCGCCGTCCTTGTCGCAAGGTCGGTGGTCGCCGCCGTGAGATGAGGGCAGGGTGCCGTATTTAAAGCTCGGATATGTGGTTGATTCCCTTGTAGTGGTCTCCACCGGCCCGAGTGAGGTGTGATGTGACGATCAGTCCATGGAATGTAAACGAGAAGTGGGATTACTGGACTGAGGGTGCCAAGAGATACGCGCGTGTCACTGAACGTATTCGCGTACCTGATGCAATCAAGACCTGGGCGTGGATGATTCGCAATGACTATGAGCAGCAAGTCGAGGAAGCACCTTGGTATCATCCGGAGTGGTCGTTAGAGCGCCGTCGCTTGTATTGGAATTATTTTCGGAATCCTCTTCAGAATGCTAGGCTGTACGTCTGGGGCGTCGCGGATCGCAACTACACGGTTGAAGTGGTCGAGGGCAATCCAGATCCGATGGTGGTGCAGCGCGATGATGTTGGCGAGCTAGGCTATCAGAAGACGAAGCTGACGCTTGACGATGGGACTACACGAACATTCACTTCATACTGCAGTGCTAAGTTCGTTTGGTACGCAGGTCATCAGCCATCGGGCATTTACGGTGTGAAGGTCAATTTTCGATGATCACGATTCAGACGCTGGCGCATGAAGACTGTGCTCGCATTGCTCTTAAGCATCGAGCGAGACTTAAGCGCCTAGAGAAGCAGCGGCGTGCTCGCGGTGATGAGCATGGCGCTCGGCGCGCTTCTGTCGGTGCAACTGTTGCAGCGGCGATTGCACAACAAATTCGTCAGTTATCAGAATACTAAGCTGACGCGTTCAGGCTGGGCAGTAGTCATGATCAGCGTAAATCTAAATCTTAAATCGGCGGCTAAGCTTGATGCCTTCATCTCTGCTCTTCCCGATGCTCTGAGCCGTGCTCTCAATGATGCTCTTTTCGATACGCGTGACAAATTGATTGGCGCAACTTTTTCGCAGGTCGAGGTTAAGTCTGGTCGAGGCCGTCGCGCCCCAAGCGAGCGAAGAAAAGAGAGCGGCCGCGCTGTTATAAAAGTCGAGCGCTCTAACGAGTTCAGTCTTTCTGGAAAAATATATCTCGATCTTAGCGAGCCGAAGGATGCTTCTAGTGTTCGTCATTTGGTGACTGCTCGCGATTGGATTCACGCTTTCGTTCACTCAAATGCTTCTGTTTTTATTGGTAAGACCAAAAAAGAGCGCATCCGTATGGCGTTGGGTGCTTACTATCGAAGAAGGCGCACGAGCGAGTTCAAGCAGGCTGCAGCGAAGCTCGATACATCACTCTACGAGGAGCGTTTTAACGGGCTGATGTACGCACAGTCGTTGCGTACTTTCCCCTATCGTGCAAGGCAGACGTTCAAGGGAATCTAGGAGTGCAGGGCCATGGCTCGTGGATTGATCTTTTGGGTACTGATGCTGATTTGGTTCGTGTTCTCGCTGGCCATCTTCAGCGGGTTCGGCGGACACTACGGCACGCAAGCATCTTCGCTGCTTGAGTTTGTGCTTTTTTTGTTGCTGGGGTGGCAAGTATATGGGCCACCCGTACGCGCATGAGAGTGTGAGGATGGAGTCGCTGAAACCCGATCTTATTGAAGTCGGCATCATCACAATGCCGCTTGAGGAATTTATTGATCTGCCATACGGCGATCATGTGGTCCGTTGGATAAGCTGGCTTTGGTTAATCGGCACCGCGCAGATCAGTCCCATATTTGAAGAGCTGACTGGCCATGACGCCACATGAGGAGCAGGCACTGCTGTTAGGCATGGTGCTGGGCGCTGCTCTTGTTGTGCGTCAGCAGCAGCATGATCTAGAGGCGCTTGCTCTACGCCTACAGCGAGTGGAGCGTAAGCTACCATGGGCACTGCATATGCTAAGACGTCTTGTGCCTGATGGTCGACGTGATGGTCATCGTGTTTATCGTATTGCAGGTCAGTAATGCGTGCTGGATTTCGTGATCGTGGTTACTCTGCTGAATGGGATGATCTTGCTAAACGTTTCTTGCTTGCTTCACCGTGGTGTTGGGGCTGCGCTAGCATAGGCGTACAGACGCGAGCCGTTGTGCTTGATCACATCGTCCCTGTGAGCGATGCGCCTGAGCGAGTGCTCGATGCAACGAATGTGCAGCCACTGTGTAAGCGCTGTCATGACGTTGTGAAGCGAGAGCTTGAGCGCAGGTGGAAGTTTGGAACGATCAGCAATAACGATCTTCGCATGGGTTCGCGCGTAGCAATCGCGACAGTGCGTTATTGGCATAAGCCCGCTATTGGTGTGGATGGCCTTGCGATCGAGGGCACATGAATGGGCGACACCTGCCTGGCTATCACGCATGGGTCTAGTGGTGTGACAGGTGGGAGAGACCACCAACTGGGGGGTAGGGTGCAACGCGAATCAATTCTTATCTGATCGTTGTGATGAAAGAGGACCCAAAGCTACTTCCGGGGGGGACGTTTCGAACTGGAACGCTCACAACCCCCTGGGGCCGCGCGCCT